CCCAACCGAGCACCGAGGCGCTCAGCACATAGCCGTGCAGGGCGAAAGCCGGCAGCAACAGCCAGCGCGGCAGGCGTTCGACCAGCACCAGGCCAACCACCACCAGGGACAGGGCGACAAGGGCCTCAGCAGCGGGAAGGCCGGGAAGGGCCAGGCCCAGGCCACTGGCGGTCAGACCCGTGGCCAGCAGAGCCAGCAGCCAGCGACCGGACTGACGCAGACCGACGAGGCCCAGAGCCAGCAGAAACACCAGGTGGTCCGGGCCGAGCAGGGGGTGACCGATGCCACTGAGCAGACCGGCCAGTGGGGTGGGAGCGCTCTGGTGAAACAGCGTCATCAGGTGATGGGCTGATGCAGGGGCGGCAAGCAGCGCCAGAGCCAGAGGGAGGAGCAGGGGCAGAAAGCCGGACCTGGCTGCAGCGCTCGGGCGAGCAGCCAGGGGGGCCGAGACGAGTTGAAGCATCCGGAAGCTGGTCCGCGCCAGGGATGAGAGGTACAGGCCGGCGGGCGTTCTGACTGGGAACGGCACCGGGGCGGTGGCGCTCCTTCACAGCTGCGGGACAGTGCCGGACTTGCACCGGACTTTCCCCCTTGCGTCCCCGGGCTGATCACCCGAGGAACCGGAACTGCAATCTAGGCACAGGGTCAGCGGCAGGCCAGGCTCTCGCGGGTCTCGACGCCGGTACGGGGGTTGGTGCCGCTGGCGCGCGCGCACAGGGCCTTCTGCTGCGGGAGGTCCAGCACGGCGTCGGTGAAATCGGCGCCCTCGATCTGAGCGTCAGCGAATTTGCTGTTCATGAGCATCGCGTTGCGCAGCACCGCACCGGTGAGATCGGCACCGTCAAAGCGGGTGGCGAAGGCCACCGCATCCTCGAACGAATCAAAGGTGGCGACCACAGTTTTGGTGTAGGTCGTGCTGGTGAACAGTTCGTAGATCATGGAGTTGTCCCCGGAACTATGGGCGTCGCCCGTTGCTGATGTAGGAATAGTACCTGAAATCAGGAACGCGTGTAAACGCTATTTTTGCGCCCGCAGCATTATTTTTTCGGCCTCGGCCATCAGTTCGTTGTGCAGCCGGTCAAGCGCCGCGAACCGTTCCGCGTAGATCGCCCTGTCGGCCTCATACAGGCTGGGGTGGCCGATATAGTCGCGCCCATTGGGGCTGGTCGCGGACAGGGCCTGCATGGCGTCCCGTATGGCCGCGCAGGCGTCGATCCTTTGCTGGATCAGCTCATCCGCCGAGGTGCCGTGCAGGGACAGTATCGGGGTCATGATCATGGGTGCCTCCTAGGTTTGCCTGATTGCCATAGACGCCAGCCCCACAGACTGGCGTAGAAAGAAATCAGACGGCGGCCCTGATCGCGGCCAGAACCTCTTCGGCAAAATCCTCATGGCGGACTTTGCGCGGGTTTCCAGACAGAACGCGAACCATGTCGCAAAGGAACTTGATGTTCTGGTCGGCTCGCTTGAGAGCATCGAGCATTTGTGGTGCGGCGGCGATCATTCGCATGACGCGCTCGTCGTCGTCATTTACGGCGGCACGCAGAACAATCAGGCCGCCGCTTGCGTCGCGAACCTCGGCGTTACAGGGGTTCGCTTCGTTGCCAATCTTAAGATTCCAATGATTGCGCTTGCTCATATCGGATTGTTTCATGGGTCTAATCCCTCTGTAGTTGGCCTGATTGCCACAACTGCCGACCACGCGGATCGGCAGGGGAAGAAATCAGCGGCGCAGGCTGCGAAGGCGCGCAATCTGGCCGGTGATGCGGGCGGCCTGTTCGCGGGCATTGTCGGCATAGATGCGTGCGGCGGTCGCGGCGATGGCGTCATACTCGGCGCGGACGGAAAGCAGGCCGTCGATCTGTGCATTGATCTGGGCGTTGTGTTCTGCGTTGGTCATGGTCATCCCCTTAGATCGTGGCGAAAACAAAATGGTGTGGGCCATAGCCCATGCGGCGCAGGCTCTCATCGCTGTCGCGCTCGCGCAGCTTGGCAAGGGTCCGCAGCCACCCGGCGTCGGGGCGGCCCTGACTGAACTTGCGCCGGTCGATCGGCATCATGGCGCGGAAGCAATCGGCCCCTATCGTGCCAAGCAAATCAGTGCGAATGCCTACCTTCAATGGGCGGCCACAATGGTCGCACTCGCATTCCCGCTCGCAGCCAATAATGGTGATCATCTGTCGTCTCCTCAGTAGGTATCGACCATAAGGGTGGCATAGTGCACGGGACGCTCGTACCGGCCCGCGGTGTCACGATAGACGCTGATCCAGCGCCCGCCCGACGCAAGGCCGATCGTCTGGTCATAGGACAGGTTGACGCCGACCGGCCAAAGGGCGGTGAGGTTCTCAGAGTCGAGGGCCTCGTTCAGGGTGTTGAACCAATTACGCATGGGGTGTCTCCCGTGTTGCTGATGAAGAGAGATTACCTGAAATCAGGAACGCCTGTAAACACCTTTTTTGCACAAATTTTCGAGGAAAACGCACCGCACGAACCGCCCCGATGATATGCTCGGCAATGCAGCGAATTGAGGATCGAGCCGTGCCACCCGACAAGCGCCGCATCAACGTGATGCCAGCCAAAAAGCCGCAGAAGGCTGCCAAAAAGCCGCAGAAACCCGCCAAACAGCAAGGCAAGATGCCCATCGAGATTTTGCGCGCAGAACCGCTCGAGCGCCGTCCTGTAGGTAGACCTGCAGCACCCATTAATTATGAGATCGTGGATCACCTGATCGAGCGGGTGGCGACAGGGCAGTCGGTCAAGCGGTACTGCGAGGAAATGGGGCTGCACCTCACGACAGTGTATACTTGGATGGTGCGCGATCCAGAGATTCACAGCCGCTATCTGCGCGCCCGCAATATGCAAATGGACGTTTATGCAGAACGACTTACGGAAATGGCCGAGGCGGCCACGCCTGAGGATCACGCGGTTGTGAGGCTGCGGATCGAAACGAACAAGTGGCTGATGAGCAAGCTGGCGGCGAGCCGGTACGGCGACAGGATACAGACCGAATTGACCGGCCCCGGCGGGGGTCCGATCCAGATCGCGCAGCAGGTTCTGGACGTGACGAAGCTGTCGGATGACGCCCGCGAGGCCCTGCGAGACGGCCTGCGACTGGCCCTAGAGGACAAGGGCGACTAGGCGTGTTCCAATTTTCGAGGGCTAAGTCATTGATTTCTCGTCGGCGGGTTTTGCCGATTCGCCCAAAAGTGCCCGAAAACACGGGAAAACACCCTCGAAAATTGGAACACGGGTTTTCGGCCCCGAGGCCCCGATCCAGCCCTTTATATATTATATATAAAGGGTGACTTTCGGCATGATCGCGCCGCTGCCCGCTGAGAGCCGTCTGGCCCGCCACCTGTCGTCTGCGAGGGCGCAGTGGCACCGAGAGCATGGGAGCCGCCGCGAGACGGTGGCGGGCGACGATGACTTCGACGTGGGCGGCACCGAGGCTGAACTGATCTTCTGCCGACTGGCGAACGTCTACCCGAACCTTGAGACTGAGCAGCCGGGCGGCGCGGACTGCATCGTGCGCGGACTGTCGATCGACGTGAAGTGGACGCCGCGTTTAAACGGTGGCCTATTGCTGAAACAGAACCGCGTTCGAGTGGACGGGTACGTTCTGATGCGTGGCCGCTATCTGTGCGCGGGTTGGATGCCCGCCGACATGGTTATCGACCGCTATCTGACCGACCTGCCGGGCGGGCGGTCCTACCTGATCACGGCGGACAACCTGCTGCCGATCTCAAGCCTGCTGGGAGGATGAATGGGTGAAGTGATCTATCTGACTGTGGGAGGCGCGACGTGCGACACCGAGCCGACTCGGACGATCATCGATCTGGACGATGTGACGGCGCGGGTGCGTCACATAGCCGACTGGCTGGTCGCCACCGGTCTGCTTGATCCGGGCGAGGTCGAGCCGATCTTCACCCTGCTCGAGGTCGTGGGTGCGGATGATGAGGGATAACTTTACCCTGAGCCTGTCGCACGTCCTGCGCCATGAGGGCGGCTATGTCGATCACCCGGACGATCCGGGCGGCATCACCAACCTAGGCGTCACGAGGGCGGCGTGGGAGGCCTACACTGGCAAGCCGGTCACCGCAGCGGACATGCACCAGTTGACCCCGGCCAAGGTTGAGCCGTTCTATCGCCGCCTGTACTGGGACCGGATGCGCTGCGACGATCTGCCTGCCGGGCTGGACTATGCCGCATTCGACTTCGCCGTGAACAGCGGCGTCAAGCGGGCGGCGCGGGCCTTGCAGCGCGTCGCGGGCGTGACAATGGACGGCACTGTCGGCCCATCTACGCTCGCGGCGGTGAACCGCCACCGCAGCCTGATCGACCCGCTGTGCGATGTGCGTTTTTTGTTCCTACGCGGCCTGCCGACGTTTAAAGTGTTCGGGCGCGGATGGACCGTGCGGGTGGCGGATGTGCGCCGCCGTGCAAAGCAAATGGAGGGCGAGTGATGGAACGACCGGTGCGGCGGATGCTGCGTTTGAACGGTGAGCGGGTGAGCGTGACGCTGGAGCCGATCTTCTGGAGCCTGCTGCGGGACAGCGGCCCGGACACGCTGGAGGTGGTGGATGCCCAGCGCGGCGACGTGAGCCTGTCCAGCGCGCTGCGGACGTGGCTGACCGCAGAACTGGTGGGCCAGCTGTGAAGATTCGGTCTGGCATGGCGCATTGGGCCGGGACTGGCCCCGAGGGCAAGCGGTGCGTGGATTGCGGGCACTATGATTGCCCCGGCGACGAGCGTGGCCTGTCAATGCAGCCGACAGCGGCGTGCTTGAAGTACCGCGCCCTGACCCAGAGGCGCGGTGCCAAGTTCGGCGGCTGGGAGGCGGCGTGCAGATATTTCGAGGCCGCCGCATGATCAGGCCCTCAAACCAGAACCAGCCGTGGCTGCTCGAGGATGACGAGCAGTTGCTGGAATTGATGGGGAACAGCGCGAGCCACAGAGACATGGCTGCCGCGCTGGGGCGCAGCCGCACTTCCATCAGAAATCGCATTCGCAAACTGGAGAGGAACAACCGCGAGCCGATCTACGTCCCGCCCGTTGGCGACCCGTGGCCTGATCTGGGCGCACACGCATTCAAGGACGTGAAGGTGTCCGCCGATCCGGCTGTGCAACTCAGCAGGCCGCAGGACCGCACGCTGGGCGGCGTCGGCACAAGCGCGCTGACAGCATGAAGCCCGGCGTGGTCATATTCAGCCGCCCCGGCGCAGAGGACGTGGAGCTGGTGCGCGTTGAGGGTGGCACGCACGTCTACCACATGACGCCGCTGGAGGCGCTGAACCTGTCGCATGGCCTGTTCCAGTGCGCCTATGAAATCATGAACCGGAGGGGGCGAGATGACCGAATGGCAGCCGATTGAGACGGCACCAAAGAACGAGGCCGGTGAAATGCTGGGGCCGACGATCCTGATCTGGTATGCGGTGGAAGAGTTGCCGTGGCCCGCATATTGGGGGCCGTGCCCCGGTGCCCACGCTGAAGGCGCGTGGCTGCCCCTTGGTGACGATGACCGTGAGTATGCAACCGAGTACGTCACCCATTGGATGCCGCTGCCGGTGCCGCCTGATGACTGACTGGGCACCGATCCGCACCGCGCCGGTTGGGCCGACGATCCTGCTGGCGCACGAGCCGACGCAGACGGTGGTGAGCGGCTATGGCGAGTTCGTCCATGGCAGGCCGATCTGGACGGCGGTAGACCCGACCGGGTTCGGGCGCTTTGCGGCCACGCATTGGGCACCCATGCCGAAGTTCGATACATGCTGATCAAACTGCCGGGCATCCAGAAGCTCACCGGCACCGATCTGCCGATTGACGCCGTGGAGACGCTGAAGGCGATAGACCGCTATGAGTTTGAGCGGAGCCTGTACGACTTCACGGTGGCGGCATGGTCCAGCATTGACCCCGCGCCGTTCGTACATGGTGGCTTTGTGTTGCAGGCCATCTGCGAGCATCTCGAGGCGTGCGTTGATGGCGAGATCAGGAACCTGATTATCAACGTGCCGCCGCGTTTCTCGAAGTCCACCATCTGCGGGACGATGCTGCCCGCTTGGACGTGGGCACAGCAGCCCTACTCGCCGATCTCCGGGCCGGGGGCGCAGTTTCTGTATGCATCCTACTCGCTGGGGCTGGCGCAGCAGGACAGCGTGAAGTGCCGCCGCCTGATCGAAAGCGAGTGGTATCAGGGGTTGTGGGGCGACCGGTACAGTTTGAATACGAACACGGTCAACAAATTCGACAACAACCGGAACGGCGTGCGGGAGATTGCGTCGATTGGCGCAAGCACCACGGGCAAGGGCGGCGACTACCTTGTGCTGGACGACCCGAACAACGCGCTGGAGGCGAACTCCGAGGCGATCCTGAAGACCACGACCGAATGGTTTGACACGGCGTGGTCAACCCGACTGAACAACCCCAAGACCGGCGTGCGTATCGTAATCCAGCAGCGCCTGAGCGAGGGCGACATCACGGGGCACATCCTCTCGAAGGACCGTGGCGACTATGTGCATTTGCTTTTGCCGATGCGGTATGAGCCGGAGCGGTCCTTTGCGACGGTGATTGGCTGGACCGACCCGCGCACCGAGCCGGGCGAGTTGCTGTGGCCGGAGCGGTTCGGGGAGGAGGAGACCGCGACGCTGGAGTCGAATCTGGGGCCGTTTGGAGCCGCCGGGCAGTTGCAGCAGCGGCCAGACCCAAAGGGCGGCGGCATCCTGAAGCGGGAATGGTGGCAGGACTGGACGCACCCGGTTTATCCGCCCATGACGTTTGTTGTGGCGTCCTTGGATACTGCGTTTGGCACCAAGCAGGAGAACGACTATTCCGCGCTGACGGTGTGGGGGCTGTGGGACAATCCGGGCACCTACGTTGATGCGGACGGGAACGAGCGGCAACGCGCAAATGCCATAGTAACACCGGCAAGCCGCGTGTCGATGGGTGAGCGTCTGTCCGGGGAGCGGGCCGAGGCTGCCGACGTGGCTAACGTCATGCTGATGAGCGGCTGGGCAGAGCGGCTCGAGTTGCATCGGTTGGTCACCAAGGTGGCCGAGACGTGCCGCAAGATGAAGGTTGACTTGCTGCTG